GTTAATTTTTCCAGAAGCCATGGGAAAGTTCACATCTTTTTTGAAGCGCGCGGGCAATGCGACCAAGAGGGCGCTGACGTCGGATTCAGCAAAGAAGATGTATAAGTTGGCGGGGAAAACGTTACAGAGAGTGGTAGAAAGTGAAGTTGGAAGTGCAGCGATCGATGGCGTGATGCAGGGGGCGATACAAAGCATAATACAAGGCGAAAACCTTGGTGATTCAATTAAGCAGGCGGTTATTTTAAATGTTGCGGGGACATTGGAATCGGCGCCAGACCCGTTGAGCCCAGGGGAGCAGCTCCTTTACAATAAGGTTTCTGAAATCGAGAAAATGGAAAAAGAGGATCGAGTGATTGAAACACACAATGCGAAAATAGAAGAAAAATTTGGTAAAGATTTATTAGCGATTCGAAAGATTGTGAAAGGCGAGGTTGATGCAGAAAAGCTGGAAGGTAACGAAATTAAGTACGTAGAAAAAGCGCTTAGCGGTTTGCTGGAGATAGGGAAAGATCAGTCAGAACGCATTACAAAGCTATATCGCGCGTTACAAACAGAGGAAGATTTGCGGACACGAGATGAGACTAGAATGATAAACGAATATAGAGAGAAATTTGACGCGTTGAAAGAAGCGATTGAAATCGAGCAGCAAGCGACACATGATGAAGCGATTCAAGAGATGCTCGACTTAAGCGCGGAAGTAATTGAGACTGCGTCGGAGGAGGTACCAATCTTCGGCGCTGGGGCGGCGAACGTTATCGCCACAACCCGCGCAATACAGGGGGGGTTAAAACTAAAGGAAATTGTTGATAAGCTTACGGGCATAGATTTGAGCCATTTGAAGGTGGCCGACATTCATCCACACATCATTGAAAAGGCAATGCTACGTGATACTGTAACGGACAAAGATTTGGCGATGGCAATTAAGTCAAAAGTGGATGTAATTGACGAGATGAACGTAGAAACGCAGCACGTAATCGATGCCGTTCTACCGATAGTTAAACAAGAATATGAGAAACATGATAACAAATATCATGTTAGGATCCCAGGTGCATTGAAGATACATTCAGAGCACACGCCTAAGATACATATATATACGACCCCATGGGATTCGGATAGCGTCTTCATGTGTAGAGCCATTGCACCGCATCATCAACAACGAAGCTTTTTCATTGGATTTGATCTAGAAATTGAATATGTCCATTTTGAAGATACTTCAGTTGAGGGACATATATTACATGGAGGGGCAATAACCGTTGAGGGTAGAGGATTTCGACAGGCGTATACTGAGTTCATGAATGCAGCGTGGGGGATGCCAACAACCCCAGAGCTCCATAAACGTAAGCTACAAAGGAGTATGGGAACTCATCCGATCTATATGGGATCGATGGATTACGCTATAAGCTACGAACAGCTGGTTTCTAACGCGATGAGATTAGTTTATGATTCCGAGTTACAAATGCATTGTCTCCGTGGGCCTCTAAAATTTCAACGCCGCACGCTAATGAACGCGCTTCTATATGGTGTGAAAATAGCTTGAAAGCCTCACGGCGCGGAGAAAACACATAC